ATGGGAGGGAGAGGGTAAACGATAGTCGTTAATGTCGCTCACAGAGCCTCCTACGCCGTCTGGTGATGGGGTAAACGTAGCACATGCGAAACAATAGCTCGACCCATCTTCATTGTAGGACAACGCATCACTAGATCCACAATCATTACACTTCTGGTGTAACTCTACAAAAGCCATCAATGCACCTCCTGACTCGTACCGAAACGAGAAAGATAACGAGACTCCAGCTGCTTATCATCCATCGCTTCAAACTCCATTGCAAAAAGATTAAACAACATGTTCATTGCCTCCATGTAGTTGATGTTGTACATATGATCTTCAGTTAACTCTTCAATCATACGAGTACGTTCTGCCTGTTCCATGTTACCTCCTATTATAAAAGTAATATGTATTAGTAATACTTAATACTAATGCATAGTACTTACTGTATAGACTATATAGATTAGTATACCACACTACGCTTTCTTTTGCCAATGGATTTGTCGGCACTATTACCTCTTGATTTACTGCGCGGTTTGTGCGTTTTAACATATCGGCGTGTATTCCTTCCCATACCTTTCCTCCCTCTCGTCGTTAATATGCTCTAAGAAAGCACGTAGTTTGCCCGAACGTTTGAGCTTTGTCAACGCTTGGTACTCAATGATACGCACCATCTGACGACTGATGCCTAGCTCGTCAGCAATCTCTTGGTGTGTCATGTGGTACGTAAGATAACTACCCTTCTTCGCCACTATCATTTCTCCTCATCTTCAAACCGCATCTTCCTGTTGTGTTCCATCCTCTCGTCAAGGTCTTCGTCATCAATGGTAATCCACGCGACAATGATGACACCAGCAAACAGGGCAAACAAAAAGATACCTAAGTTGAACTCACTCATCGGACTGATCCCTCTCCTCTTTGTACTTGGAGATATCGTCCTCGTGATACTCCTCTGCATAGTCCCAAATACAACGGTCACCTTCCCAATAATCTTGGTAGTCGTCGTGCCATATTTCCCATGTCTCCTTACCCATACGTCCTCCTACTTGACGTGTTCAACAATAACCTGCGTGGTGTCGTGCTTGTAGCATAGTAAACAATCCATACACTTCTGTCCAGTACAGTTAGCTTCACCGTCGTACGACTCCGACACGTTGTTGAATACACGGTCGAACCCACGTGGTGGAGACGACATCACGTTATCTATCTTCGGATTACTATAAACAAGAATCATATTATCAGGTACATGATGCAGATTCTTACGCACAATACCCACACGCTTAGTCCACAAAGCAAACGTCGAGTGCTTGTTGTCGTTAGCTATCGCACATAAATTACGGAAGTGCTGCTCATTTATTAGCTCTCCATGCCCATGAAACCGCACGAATGCACCGGAGGTACGAGGCAGAATGAACTCAGCATCACTCGCAAGTACGTCACTATTCCTCTGAAACGCTGGTTGGCAGTTCTTCCTATAACTAGAAAGCATACTCATGCTGTAACACTTTCCGCATATCTTGTCGGCATCGGGTTTACTAGACTCTTTGATACAAAACGCGTTCGTCGCTGTGTTGGTATTGATTGCTTGTATACCGTCTAGCTTCCCCGTCATCTTACTTATACTAACGGTCGGGATCATACACCACCTCCTCTCTGATTACACGGCACTCCTCGCCGTCCTTGATATAAGCATCGCAAAAATACTTTGCATGGTCAAGTGAAGAGTAGTGGTCACACCCATCCGGTGATCTCTCTACCCATTCCCACACATTACGATCAAACTTTTGCACAATAAAATTTGTACCAATCATTTACACCTCCACATCATAGACTGTAGTGGTCTCTTCATCTTCATCACGGCACACCTGCACATCGTCCTCGTTCCAGTCAATAGTACAATCCAACTCGTTGATAGCGTAGTCCATTGCAGCTTGCTCCGCATCATCTTCATCACGAGCCTTGATATTGACACGACGGCTGACAGTAATAGTCACATCGAACACGTACACATGCTCCTTCAGCTTGTCATGGATATCCTCCATCTTATGCACTGCGTCGTTGAGCAATACTTCTAACTCCTCGAACTCAGTACCGTGCGGACTATTGATGATGTCGTACTCAATAGCACCACTTATTACATTGAGGCATCGACGATGCTCCGTTAGTTGTTCCTTACTGGTTAATAAATAATTACTCATAACTACTACTCCTCATCAAATGAATCACGACACTTGTCGCACATATACGCTCCCGTCTTGTTACCAACGAGAACCTCTCTCGTACTGGCATCCTCACTATCGAAGATGTCCTGTACAAACCTGTTAGTACAAAGATACCAACCCCATGAATCTGTGTCAACTAAACGGCTATGTACACTCTTGCACAACAGACACGTAGCTGACACTTTAGTTTTACTGAACAGCTCTACTACTTCACCCATTTGTTTACGACCTCGTATATCCGTGAAAACTCAACGAGAACTTCTAGCTTCTCATCCTTAGTAAGGCCCCAACTACCGTCAGGGCCATCACCTTCCCAATTATCGAGAGCCTCCACCCAAGTACAACTGTACTTATTAGCGTACTCAAGACACTCCCACGCAACGTCTTTAATGAACTCACGATCCACTACTTCTCCTTTTATGAATGCGTATAACCATTAGGTTCAATGGCTAACCACATCGTCCACCACTTCACCACGACAGCGCCATCACCACCAAACATAGGCTCAACACTGCGCCTGAACTGTCGGTACGTCATACCGTTGTCGTGATCTCTCCACTTCCGCAACAACGCCTGTTGTTGTGCCTTAGTAATACTAACCATTAGTCAAACCTCCCCACACGTTGATTACCTACGCTGTCCTTGATGCCGAATATAGAATAAGGATACGCCCACATCGTCCAACCACCATACGTAACACGGGCATATGGCTTCATCGGCTTGTCTTCTGGTGCATGGTAGACACCATCATCATCTATGGTGCCGCTCCAGTGATCATTGAAACCACCCATCCCATATTCCCAGTTCATCTCATCCGCAACGGTAGCGATACCACCACCACAGAACCTATGCGCTACCACAGCACGAACAAAAAACTCAGGAACAATTCCTAAATGTTCACGGTCTGCGCGTTTGTCCAAGTACTTAATCATCATTGTGATGCCCTCTCAGAATTAATCTGGATTAATTTTTGTCGGTTATATAAACAGAATGAATACCCGACCTACCCATTATCTCAAATATAAATAACGGTGTCAAATCACCCATCACCCCATAGTGTCAATCGTAAATGACAGGCACAAAAAAGCCCCAATAAAGGGGCTATAAAGGTTTACTACGGGTTGGACGGTTTAGGCGGCGTCTTGGTGTAGCTGGATGGACACTTCTGCTAGGTAGTGAGCGATTTCGAATTTCGTATGTCCGTTATCGTACGCCTTCTGGAGAAATTCAGAGAACAGATGTCCGATTGGGCTAGCATCGTTTGCGGTCGGCTCGCTGGATTCAGACTCCGCCGCTACTTCATCGTCACTGGCAACGTCATCGGTCGGTACTGCTAACCCTTCGTAACACGTCTTAAGCGAAGTTGAATTACTCGCCGCTGTCTCGAGCGTTAAGATGCCGTCATCAATTGTTTGAATCTGATGATGTTCTGACAACTTTTTATCCAAATTCGCCGCTACTTTTACCAGTCGCATAACTTGCGATGCCTGAACCTTCGCGGATGACTCCTCGTTACCGGCGTCTATGTATTGAGTGATGATGCTAGCACGTAGTGGCTTCAGGTCCGCTTTAGTGATTCCGGCACGTGCCGCCTTGATCACCTCGTCGCAGACTTTATTCAGTGTGGATTGGTGGGCCTTCGCGATGGTGTCATCGCCTTTAATCATGGCCTTCGCGATTCGTGTTCCAAGTGTTTCTATATTTGACATGAGAATGATTCCTATTTAGTTAGTGCCGCGCGTCATTGCCCGACCCCTTGAGTATCGTCGATTTCGGGGTATCAGTCAAGCGATCTAGAATTAATCCAGATTAATTTTTAGCCTATCGAGCGACTATGTAGCACCTTCACAAACTCTCACATTCTACGGTGCGCGTTATCGCATGGCGTAGGCATTGCAGAAAATGCTGTTCTATATTGGGACGGGGGAGGGGAAACGACGACGCATCATGCCGTGTGTCCTACCTAGACACAAAAAAGAGCAAAATTGGAAGACGTTATTACTAGATCTTTTAGTTATATATCAATAATTTACTATAATCCTGGGGCATAAGACTAATCTGCACTGTAAAATCACAGAATCTGTGCTGTAAATACAGTGTTTTTTTCCTACAGGGGTTGACAAATGCTAAAAAGTATGCTATAATATACGTATATATAGAACTATAACGAAAAGTACGATGCATTAAGACTTAGTACTTATGCATATTACCTACAAGTATAGATAACAAACCCAAAAGCAATCTAGGTAGAGCCTATACAGTATGGAAAACAAAAAGAATCCTGTTGGTAGACCTAAAAGAAGTTCTGTTTCTAGTAAGACGAAGGGTAACAGAAAGTCTGTTGGTCGTCCTAAGGGCGATGCAGCAATAATAAACGAGTATAAGGCAAGGATGTTAAACTC